GTCGCCGACTTCGAACATGTCGTCGATCGGGATCCCGTCCGCGTATTGCTGGCCGGCCTGGACGTGCGACGGCCGGACGTTCTCGTCTCCCGCGGTAAGCCAGGTCTTGACGACCTTCTCCTCGATACCCGCCTGCCGGATCGCCAGCAGGTCCGCCTTATTCGACGCCGCGATCGTTTCCGTGCGGGCGATCAGGGGCGCGCGGTACTTGTCGTACGAGTCGAACTTCTCCCGCAGCGTATCCGCGATGACGGAGAGCGGCTTGCCGTCAGAGAATCCCTGCCGCAGAACCGCCCGGATGTCGTCGAAGGTGGTCCCGGCGACCTCTGTGGAGAACATGTCCATCCGGGACCCGAGCCACTTCGCGACCGCCGGATCGTTCACGTCGAACGCGATATCGATCCCGAGCTCGCGCAGGATCCGCTTGCCGCCCTGCTCGACCAGTGCGGTGACGGGCGGCTTGACGAGCAGCCGCAGCCGGGCGATCTCCGCCTTCTTGTCGATGTTGATGTCGTCGCCGACGCCCTTCTTCGCGATGTGCTCCTGGACGGCCTTGCGGGACCAGCCGGCATACTGCGCCTCGACCCGGGGCCCCAGCTTGTTCAGCCGCCCGATCACCTCCGAGCCCAGGTTCCGGAAGTACCCCTTCATCTGCGACGTGACCATACGCTCCCAAGGGGCCTGCCGGGAGATGAACTGCCGCCAGCGGCGGGCGCGGCTTGTCGCCGATGCCTTCTCCTCGGCCTCGCCTTCTTTCGCCGGGGGCGGAGGAACCGGCTCGCTCAACGCCTCCGGATCCTGCGACAGCCCGAGCGGGATCCACGGCTTGTCGCCCCACGGGACGGGAGGCTTCCCCTTCCGTGCACGGACCTCGTTGACCACGGTGACGAAGGTGCGCAGCTCCATCTCTGTTTCCCGTAAGCCGAACTCGCGATCGCCCATGTCGCTTCGGTCGAACTCGCATACCAGCCCGCGATCGTACCGGGGCAGCAGGAACGTGTTGATCTGCTCCTCGATCAGCATGCATTTCGGGAGGATGCACTCCTTCTCGAACGTCTCGTCCAGAACCTCCATGTTCGCCCGGTTGCTCGGGACTTCGAGGCCGAGCTTCGCCTCGGATAGGTCGTACGAGGTGATCAGCTTCTCCCGCGCCCACTTGGCGACGTCGGTCATCAGGGAGTCCCGGTTCGACCATCCGGTCTTCTCCGCGGCAAGGCCGGAGTGCGTCACCATTGGCCGCCCGGACTGTGCAGCGGCTCCGAATTGCTCCATGACCTGCGCCCGGAGGTCCGCCGCTTGCTCCTTGGTGAGCGGCTGATCTGTGTGGAGATGGATCCCGGGGATGCCCTTGTTCTGGAACAGCGCCCGCTGCTGCTGCATGAGGAACAGGTCGATGTCGTACGGGTAGGTCTGCGCCATCAGCGGGGAGAAGCCCAGGAAGGGGGAGGCCGGGTTCGGATACTTCAATGGGAGCACGTCCTGAGGGGCGAACCGGTTGTTCACGGTACCGTCTTTGTAGACCCACTCCTCGATCTGCATCTTTGAATTCACCCGCGGCGAGATCTCCGAGGTCTTGGTCAACGGCAACGGCCAGATCTCGCCCGGCAATCCCAATCCGTTGGCCGGCGTGTACCACGCGCACAGACCGCCGAGCTCCATCCGAAGCAAGGTCTCGTACCACAGCACCATGCGGGACATGATGCTGTTGGGGCGGTACAGCAGGGAAAGCCACGGGTGCTCGAAGATCTCCTGCTTCTCGTATCCCATCTCTTTCAGCGCGTACTTGCGCTCGGCTTCCGTGTCGATCCGCTTCATCTGCCCGAGGATGGCGTACGGGTCGAGGACCTTCTCGCCCGTCTTGCGGCGGTAGACGAACAGGTGCATGTTGCGGGTCGCGACGGTCTTCCCGATCTTGTCGATCGAGGTGTACACCCAGGACTTGTACGCCTCCACGAGTTGCCCGTAGGACTTCTCGGGGGCGACGCCGTAATTGGCCGCGGTCATCACTGCGGAGATCAGGCTGTCCGGAACGGCGACGGCGGCTTTGGCTTCCTCGATAGCCCGGCCCACCTCTTCGGGGTTCTTGTATCCCCGCCGGCGGGCGACAAGATCGATGATTTCGTTCAGCACGGCGCCTCCGTCATGCGAAGAAGAACCCGGGCGTTCCCCGGTTCCGCCACCAGTTGATTGCCTGCGTGGTCTGGTCTACCTCGTCGTCGTTCGCCCCGCGTGGGAACGACGCCATCTCGCCGATGTACTCGTCGACCCATGGGGCGATCGACGGATCCGGGAGGTACAGGTTCCCGGCCTCGTGCTCGGGCTGGATCGCGTACGCCCGGGCCTCCTTGCCGCCCTCGGGGTTCACGGCGATGACCCCGGGGATCTCCTTCTGCAGGGTCTCGATGATGGCCGGTCCGTTGGCCTTGTCCTCGACCAGGATCGCCACCGCCTGTGGCCACCGCTTCTTCATTGCGCGGACGGCCTTGACGGAGTCGGCGAACCCCATCCGCTCCTTCACGCGGTCTAGCAGGTACTTGTCCGCGCCGACCCGCCCCCAAGCGCCGCCGGCGACGTAGTCGGAGTCGGTCGTCTTCTTGAAGGTCATGTCCCACGACAGCACGACCTCGTCGAACTTCATCGGCCGCGCCTTGTAGAACCGCCAGTGCTCTCGCTTGAAGATCCCGCCGCCGGCGGGAGCGGGAGACTGCTGCAGTTGCCCCGCGGCGCCGTAGGAGCCGAGGCGCGTTTTCAGATCCTTCAGCACCGCAGCGTCGAACCGCTCCGGCCACAGCAGTTCGCCCACTTCCTTCCGTGGGTCGTACGGCCCCAGGGACGTCGAGCGCCGCTTCCCGTCGAACTCCATCGGCAGGAGGATGTGCTCCCACTTCACGTCCTGGCTCAGCAGGTGTCCCGTGGCGTCCCGATCGTGCCCGCGCTGTTGCACAACGACCTGGCGACCCGTCTTCGGGTCGTTCATGCGGGTGCTCCACACCTCGTCCAGCCAGCGGTTCACGCCCTCGCGCACGGGATCCGAATGGATCTCGTCGAGGTTGTTCGGATCGTCGCAGACCAGAATGTCCGCGCCTTCTCCGATCACCGACCCGCCGACGGACGTCGCAAGGCGATACCCCGCCTTGTCGTTCTCGTACCTGCTCTTCACGTTCTGATCGCCGGTTAGCTGGTACGTGCGTCCCCACCGGGCCCGATACCATGGGTTCTCTATGATCCGCCGGCAGCGGAGCGAATCGCGCACGGATAGACCCATGGAGTACGACGAGAACATCCATCGGGTCGTCGGCCTCGTGGCCCATTCCCACGTCGGCCAGAAGACGGAGATCAAGCCCGACTTCATGGTCCGCGGCGGCTCGTTTACGATCAGCCGGTTAATCTGCCCGGTGCTTACCGCCTCGAGGTGCTCGCAGAGGCAGTCGATGTGCCAGCCCGGAACGAACGGCGCCAGCGGCTCAATGATGTGCCACGCCTGCTCAATGAACTCGCGTAGGCTCCTCTCCGCCAGGATCTTGTACACCGCCTCCCGCGACGGCAGCGGCGCTTCCTGCTCGGTAAATGTCTCGGATGCGCTTGAGATCATCGAGTGGCAGACTCCTCAGACGGCGTTCCTCCTCTTCCGATACTCCACTGCCGAGAGGCACGCCGTCTGCTCCGGTGACCTCCTGGCGCTCGACCCATCCACGTTTCTTCCCTTTGGTTTTCAGGAGGAAAATTATGGCCGTCATATTGTCGCGGAGCACGGCCTTGTAAAGCCGGCTCTCCGCCATGTCGACCAGGGAATCATCAAGGTCTTTTACCGCTGCGGCGAATTCCTTGTCGGCAGAGACCCATTCGTAATATCCCCGGCGGCCGATCCCGACGGCGTTGCACGTCGATGTGACGTTTGCCGCGTTGCGGATGTACAGATCAAGAAATAACTTTTTCCGGTTCGCTGTTTTCTCGTTGTCCGCCATCGATTCTCTCCGCCTTCATGCCGGTGAATGCCTCCCACCGCTGGACGATCACGTCGCAGTAGGGCGGGTCGAGCTCAGCCATCCGGCAGACGCGTCCCGCTGCTTCACAGGCGATCAGCGTGGTGCCGGACCCGCCGAACGTATCGAGCACCACGTCGCCCTTCCGGCTGCTGTTGTGAAGCGCCCGGGATACGAGCGCGACGGGCTTCATGGTCGGGTGCTCCTCGGAACGCTTCGGCCGAGGCACTTCCCATACGGTGTCCTGCGTACGATCCGCCCACCAGCGGTGCGCAGCCCCGGGCTTCCATCCGTACAGGATCGGCTCGTGGCGCCAGTGGTAGTCTTGCCGGCCCATGACGAACGAATCCTTGATCCAGACCAGGCACTGCTTCAGAAGCCAGCCGGCATCGGTCATCGCCCCGCGGAAGTTGAACCCCTCGGTGTCGGAGTGGCAGATGTAGATCGGGGCTCCGGTCTTGGTATTGGCGATCAGCACCTGAAATGACGCCAGGAGGAACGCGCGGAAGTCCCGGGAACTCATCGCGTCGTTGGAGATCTTGAGGGCGTCGGCCGTCCCGCCGGTGTAGTCGACGTTGTACGGCGGATCCGTGAACACCAGGTCGGCCCGCTGCCCGTCCATCAGCCGGGCCACGCTCTGAAGGCTCGTCGCGTCCCCGCAGATCAATCTATGCGCGCCCAGGACGTACAGGTCCCCCCGCTGCGTGATCGCTTCGTCCGGTGGCTCCGGCACATCATCGGGGTCGGTCAGTCCCTCTGTGCCCCCACCGAACAGGGCCGCGATCTCGTCTCCGCCGAACCCGGTTAAGCCCAAATCGAAATCTGCTTCTTTGAGATCGGCGAACTCCAGGGACAGAAAAGCATTGTCCCACTCGGAATCCTCATGCGATCGATTGTCCATCAGCCGGTACGCCTTGCACTGGGTCGGGGAAAGCCCCTCCGCGACGTGGACCGGCACCTCAGCTAGTCCGAGCTGGCGGGCGGCCAGAAGACGCGTGTGGCCAACAACGACGACCATGTCGGTGTCGACCACGATCGGCTGCTGCCAGCCGAACTCCTGGAGCGATGCGGCGACAGAGGCCACGGCACCTTCGTTCTTTCGTGGGTTCCTTGCATACGGAACGACACGGTCGATTGGAACGGACTCAACTCTCACGCCGTCACCTGCGCCCTCTGCCCGCACATCGGCATCCGCAGCGGTACTGCGCGCAGGTCGTCGTAGTTGTGGCGCTCCTCGCGCAGGATGATCCTCTTCTCCGCGGGGTTGTCCGCGGTCGTCACTTCGACGAGTTTCATCGTGACCTTATCGACGCCGACGATTCGCCACATGGCTCCTGGTCCCGGAAATGAAAAAACCCCGGGGGGGCCCGGGGCTCTGCTGACAGAAAACCACAATGCTTGAATCTATACCCCCGAATGGGGGCCTATGTATGGTGACAAATTATGGGAATGTCCCCATTTGTCCACTTAGGCATCAACGAGCATCCCGCCGCACTTCTCGCACGGCCTCGCCGCGTGCTCCCGAACCCATGTGTCGATGTCCTCCGGCTTCGCCATCATCTTCCGACCAAGGAAGGACACCGGGAAGTCCGGGTATTTCGCAAGCAGGCGCGACACCGTGCGCCCCGTCACGTTCAGGTGCTTTGCGATGTCCTTGCGTCCCGACAGCCAGCCGGATTCGCTCATTCCCTCTCCCCCTTCTCCCCCTTGACCGAAATCTCTCCCGCTCTCAATCTGCACGCCATCTCCTTCAGATCCGCACACACCAGCCCGAGATAGTTCTTCGGCCGCACGAATGTCCCGCACGGCTTGCACCACACGCGCCCCTTGCCGGTGCGCTCCTCCGGCGCGCGGCCCAAGCACAACGGGCATACGCTCCACGCGGGGATCGAGTGCCACACCGCGCTCGCCGTCTCGTCCGACGCCCGCAGGTACGTCGCCATCCAGCCGGTCCGGTCGCAGCAGAGCGGGTGATCCTGGTCGAGGAACGCCAGGACGGAGACGGCGTACTCCCGCTGCCGGTCGCTCGCGTCGATCCGGATCGGAGCAGGGAGGCCCTTCTGCGGCATCAAGGTGCGCACGCCGAGGCAGGACATGATCTGCATCGCCTCGGACACGTGCTGGCGCAGGGTGCGGGGCAACGACTCAGACCCTGGTCGCTCGGCTCTCGTCGATCCACATCTCACACGCGCGCTTGCCGGCCTGGTACTCGATGTGGATCTGCGGGTTCCCGTGCAAGTACTCAGCCCTCGCGGTCACGGTCCCGACGATCCCGGTCACGCTGTCCGTCACCTGATCGCCCAACTTGATCTTTTCGCCCATCTTCGTTTCTCCTTTCGGTTTAGCTGTTGATGATCCCCGTTGGCCGTCTTGCGCACACCGACCCGTAAAGCACTCGGTACTCTTCGTCGCCAATAAACGCCTCGACTGCTCTCTCAAACTGACGATTCAGTTCCGCCTGTAGCATCCCCGGCCACCACCTCTCGATGAGGACGCGGACCCATCGCCGCCTGTTCTGGCGCACTGCCGTCCGACGCCTCCAACACCGCGGGCGGATCATGCTATCCCCAGTTCACGTGCCCACCGCGGCAGCGCCATCAGGGAATCGATGCGGCTTGAGTAGCGGCGCAGCAGCCGGTAGATCGTCCAGAGGTTCTTCATTGCGCCGTCTCCTTTGTCAGGCCGCTGACGTCCTGACGTCTCATGATCGCCTTCGGCCTTCCGTGATCGTGGCACTGCGGGCATTCGACCTCGTGCTCCGGCTTGGCGACGAATTGCCCTCGGTATCCGCAAGATCGGCAGAAATAAAATACGGGCTTCTCGCTCATCGCTTTCCCTTGGAGTGGCTTCTGGGTCGATACGTTCGGTCGTAACATCTACCGCAAAGCGTGCGCCTGAATGGCCTCTTTTCGCTGCCACATGCGGAGCATCTGAACGTCTTCGGTTTTGAATTGGCGTGGGTCATCTTCGCGAGCCTGCCATCAATGATCATGTGACATCGGCGACACAACAGCATCATGTTGTCTTCCGAGAAGTCGTCCAGGTTCCCGTTTTTATGATGTCTATCTGTTGCCTGCACACCGCACTTTTCACATGGCCCAAGTACGAATCGGCGCTGTGCCCTGACCCTCTTGGCCGATATCGTGGCCCCGACGCCCGCCCAACTTCCATTCTTCTCAAGCGTATTCTGGCCGCCCTTGCCTTGACCCCGGAACGACTCTGGCGTAGAAACCCCGCGAGTCATCCCAATCTCCCGTAGAAGAAGTACCAGGTGGAGCTCATCCCGTCACACCCCCGCATTTTTCTCCCCATTCGAATCCGCATTCACAACCCCGATGAAGGTGCTCACCGGGGCCATATACGCACGGCGTCTCGTCGCTCGTTTTCTGACTGTCGAGAGGAACACCATCGCAATACCTGGTCGTAATTTTGACCGACATACATTTCGGACATTCCGGGTTGATGGTGAACGGTAACAACGTTCCAGGGGCCAGCTGCCAGGCTGGATCCTTCTTCTCCCCACCATCGCCCTTCTTTTCACATGGGCACATTTTCCTTTCTCCTTTGGGCATCGGGCTCCCGTCCGATGGCCTTATTCACTGCCTTCCTCTCGTGCGCCGTCACGTCGATGTGGTACGCCGCCACCGCGAACGCGCTGCGCTTGTCGGAGCAATTCAGGGCATGGAGTGGCTCCGGAATCCGCACCGTCCGGACGCGCGGCTGCCCCTTCCGCGGGCCGTTGATGTAGACCCCGGCGCCCTCCTCCCCCGCGGGGATGACCTCGGTGGTGGCCGTCTCCCCGTACCCGCCGAAGCGCAGCTCGAGCGCCTGGCGAAGGATCGAATCGTTGATCTTCCCAGTGCCGCAGATCCGGCGGGTGTACTCGGGGCGCGGGTAGAGCGTGCAGGGCATCCCCCGGTCCATGCACGCCTGCTGGATCCGGCCGATCATGTAGCACGTATCGAAGACCTCGCGGCCGACCGCCATCCCGTAGGATTGGATCGACTCAACCGCGACGCCATCCCACACGCCGCGCTTGATGTGTCCGATCAGGATCTCGTTGCCGAACGTCTCAGCTACGGCAACCTCGAACTTCGCGTCGATCAGGACGGCGGCGGAGCGTTGCGGCCCGGGGTCGATGCCGAGGATCAGCACGGAACCGCCTCCTCCTTCCCGATCGCCTCTCGCACCGCCTTCGTGTCCTTCAGATTGACGCCCCGCTTCTCCAGCGCCCGCCAGACGCACCGGCAGACGATCGCGGACCTCCCGCCGCCCGTGTACCCGGAGATCCCGTTCCCGTGGCACCTGGCGTGCGAGGGCTTCGCCAACTCGCGGACCTTCTCCATGTCGAGGATGAAGGTCATGCGGCGCCTCCCCGCTCCGATCTTCTGGCCGGCGACCGCCGCCCTGGCCCCGACAGGCGGTCCTTGTCGGAGATGT